ATTAATTGACGAGTTAAAGAATATACAACCATCTAAACAAATAGATATGAGTGTATTAATTGATGATATGAAAGATGTAATGGAACAAGATTCAAATCTAATACCATTTAATCTTGCTCATTTAGATTCATTTGCAGGCGGTATGACTCGTAAAGAAATAACTGTGGTAGGGGGTAGGCCCGGACATGGTAAGACTACTCTCGTTATTAATATAATACGAGGACTTATCTATCAAGGATACAATGTTATGTTGTTTAATCGTGAGATGTCTAACACAGAGATGCTTAAGAAGATGGTAGTCATGGAAAGTAAAGAACTTGAATATGGTGTTGTTCGTAGAAATGAATTAGAAGATAATGATAAAGAAACATTTGATACTACATCTGAGATGATGAAAGACAAATACAAGAACTTAACAATGTATGATAACATTAGAAGTTTAAACGATTGTCTTAGAGAAATATCAAAACATAAACCTGATGTTGTTATTGATGATTACATTCAATTAATACAAGTAGATGATATTAAAGAAGGTAGACGATTCGAGATTGAAAAGATTATGCAAGAATACAAATGGATTTCTAAGTCTGAAAATTGTAGTGTTATTTTAGTATCTCAACTAAACAGAGAAATTGAGAAAAGACTAGACCCTAGGCCTAGAATGAGTGATTATGCAGAAAGTGGTGTGATAGAACAAACTGCTGAATCTGCAATGTTTGTATTCTACGGACATAACTTTGATAGTGAACGATATGACCAATACAAAAGTGAGATTATTGTTGCTAAAAGTAGATATGGTAGAATTGGTACTCATCAAGTAGGATTTAATGGTGGTCGTTGTAAATTCTACATGAATGACAAACTTGCAAAAGAAGATTCTAAATAGAAGTTGTAATGGTTGCTACTATGAATATAATAGAACTTGTTATTGGTTCAAACTTGTTCATGGTAGCATGCCTAAAATGATACCTATAAATACATTTGATAAAGGGTGTAAACAATATAAGAATACTGCAATTACTAGTAGTAAAATAATAGACAAGTTTATTAGTGTATTTAAAGGTGAAATAATTGGAGACAAATATGAACCTCCTAAATGGAATCGTAGTTATAAAAAGAAAAAATACACTACAAGACACAACTATACAGAAAGAAAGGATTTTTAAATGATTACAATAGGTATAGACCCGGGTAAAGGTGGAGGAATAGTATTTATCAATGGTGACAAAATAATTGAAATGTATAAGTGTCCAAATACTATAGAAGAAATGGCAGAATTATTAGAACCATACAGATTGTCATGGGATTCTACACTAAAAGTGACTGCATACATTGAACAAGTACACGCATTTCCTACTGATGGTCGTAGCAGTGCGTTTAAGTTTGGGGTGAACTATGGGATTTGGCAAGGATTGCTAGGAGCTAACAAGATAGAAACTAAATTCATTGCTCCACAAGTCTGGATGAAATCATTAGAACTACCTAAGAGTAAAGTAGAAAGAAAAAAAGAAATAAAAAGAGTTGCTCAAGGTGTGATTGATTCACAAGGCACATTAAAAAAGAAAGTTACTTTACATACATCAGATGCTGTGCTAATAGGAATGTATGGAGTTATAACAACAGCAGTATCAAAGTTAAGTTTAAAAGAAAAAATAAATTTACTAAATAAGTATATAAAAAAGGAGAAGTAAATGGTATTAGAAAAACACAACGAGGATTTTAATTCTTATATAGATACAATGAACAATATTAAAATGGCTATTAAAGCATCAACTAAAAAAGGAGACATTGATATTGTAATTAAAATATTAAAAGAATTTTCAATTGCAACTGATTGTTTAGTTGATTTATTAGAGATAACTAAAGAAGAAAGAATTACAGCATAACTCCTTTGCTGATTAAACGGAATGAGCAGGTACTATCTTTTGCCTGCTCGTTCTAATTCTCTTAATGCATTCTGAACATCAATGGGTAATCCAGAAAGTTTCTTTTTCTTAGTTCTACTTTGCTTTTCTAATTTATTAAAATAATAAGATGGATACCCTTCTTTTAAAGGTTCTTGCAACATATCTCTATATAATGAACCTTGTTCTTTGTTCGTAGGATACAATGTTAATTCTTGCATAGCAGCTGAACCTATTCCATAAGGAGTCTTAACAGTCATTGGTACATATCTATCATATAATCTACCTGCCATTTGATTTATTAATCTTATATATTGACCCATCATATCACTTGAGTTTAAATCTTTATTTGCTAACCCAAAATCTCCAGCAGTTAAAAGTATATTATCTAAGTATTCACTATCAGCATTAATTAATTCTGTTGCTATACCTACATCAAATATAGTACCAAACGTAGGCCCGAGTTTAGAACCAACAATACCTTTACCATAAAATTCTTTATTTAATTTTTTTAATGCTTCTGGGTCATCATAATCAGTAAATAATACATGATATAAATCTTCTAGTATTTCTTTACCAGTGTGTTCAACAAGTGTTTGATTGTACCCTGATATATAACTTATAAGTGCAGGTGCTAAAAAATATGCATTTGTTACGTTCATCATTTTATGAACACCCCTAGCATCACTTAACCATTCAGAGAAAGTATCGCTTTCACCCATTGCTGATAAATCTCCTTTAAATTCTTTATATATAGAATAGTTTCTTTCTAAAAATTCCATACCATAATGTTGAAACTGAAACATAAACTGGCCAATACCTTCTCTCATATTTTTAGCTTTAGCATATGATTCATAATCAAAGTGATTAAGTATTACCATATTTTTTGCATATGTTTTAGCTAATTTTCTCCTTAAAGATGTTTTAGTTACACCTTCTTTTTCAGCTTGTTTAGATATATAATCATCAAATCTTTTACTTTTATTCATTAATTTATGTACTTGAGCAAAAGCTATTTCAGCAGTTAGTTTTCTATTACCATTTTCTACTGCTCTGTGCATCTTAGAACTAATTCTAGCAGCCCCACTCATACCAGTGGCAAATTTCTTTACTCCTTTATAAACAAAATTTTCTTCATCAGCATATACTATATTACCATCTTCATCCATTTGTCTTAATTTATATGGAGTTTTGTTTTCTGCTTTTATACCTGATTCTATTAAAGCTTCTGATGTTTCCATAAATAAATTTTCTCTTCTAAGAAAATCATCTAAATCCCCACCAAGTATATCGCTAGTTTTATTTTCTGCTAAATATTTTTTTGATTCTCTAACAGCTGTGTATCCAAAGGTAGCATAATTCATTAAATACTGAGTAGCATTTCTAGCTGCAGACCTTACACTAAACCCTAATTTATTTGTAAATTGATAAGACAATAATATTTTTTTAAGCTCATGCATAGAACCAGAATCTTTTACTTGACCATTTACAGAACCGTAAAGACTATTTACCATATCAACAATTTTAGCAGAATACTCATTTTCTGTATTGTACATACTTTTTGCTTTTGATAAAGAATCAATCAAATTACTTTTTATAAATACCTGAGTATTAAATTTATTTACATCATTAATATACGTTGAAACTACATCAACAAAATTCATACTATAATCTAAGTTAGTATCATCTCTAGACTTAGCATAACTAGGTATTGCGGATGTTATATTGTTAATAATCTTATTTATGCTAGGACTATCATGCTTCATATCAAGGCTAGCATTATCTAAGTCATCAAAATGCTTCATCATGTTATCCATCATCTTAGCATTAAGTTGTCTAGTAAAGTGAGGAAAGTAACCATCTTCTTTATATTTAGGCATTAATTCAGAACGCATTTTTTCTTTTAAAGTATTTAATTTATCTACAGTTAATGAAAAACCTTTTCTATTTTCTATTTGTTTAATATGTATATTGATTTTTTCATCTATACCTTTTCTTAAAATTTCATACGATTCTGACATTAAAGAATTGTAATCTCTTAATCCTTGAGTAATATCACTTGGTAGCCCTAACTCTGCAAAATATTTTTGAGATTCATTATCAGTAACCCTTACTAATTTTGTACCTTCATCATATTCTTTTATTCTTTCTCTAGCTTCTTTAACTTGTTTTTTTTCTTTTCCTTTTAGTCCTTTTAAACTTTGTAAACTACCATCTTCATTTATTCTAGCAATAGTTCTTTCGTCATTATATTTAGACATAATAACTTCAGGCATTCCTTTTTCTACTATTTGTATAAATTCTGTAAAAGATTTAACAGAACCTTTTCTTTCAAATGTTTGCAATGCTTTATATTTTTCATTTATATCTGTTTTAATGCCACTATCTAATGCTTTTATATAATCTAATTCTAATTCTCTATGTTTTTTTAATGATTTGTTTAATCTTGCCTTACTAAAAAATCCACCGACTTCGCCAGAACCTCGTATATTATCTATAACTTTTTTAAATTTATTGTTTAAATCGTTGCTTCTTTTCTTATCACTATCAACAACTTTTCTTAATGATTTAATACTTTCAGCAAGTACGGGGTCTCTTTTACCAAGTACAGTTCCTGTCATAAATCCTTCAGCAACTTCAAACTCGCTAAACTTTCCACTATTAACTCTATTAGCATAATCATATAAGTCTTTTACAAAGGCATTGAT